ATGCCAGTGCATCTTCTCTATTCTGGAAAACAGAGTCTCCATACTCCTGCATGTTTGAGGGTGTACGAATAGTACCTTCATTCATGTCAGGCCCTTTACTGCCATCAGCAAATGTAAATGAGTTATCTCCACCAACCTGATTGAGGATATTTGCCATCGCTCCAGGATTATCTTTTCCAATAGCATCAAAAGCTGACTGCGCCCCACCCGCTCTATCGAAAGCTGCTTTTGTTTCTACAGTACCGTATTTGCCACCTGGCTGAGGTGAAAGAATAGTCCCCGGATTTTGCATTCCGGATCTTTCCATAAACTCGTCACGAGAAACCTGCCCTGGAGCTTTATTTTTATTATCCGGATCGTTGGGGTCTACATAATAGCTTCCTGTATCCGCAAGCTCTTGCATACTCTCCTGCCTGGCCGCTTTAGAGCTGTCGTAAGCTCCAGCTCTTCTGCTCTGAGCATATCTCTGCCTAAGCTCTGCCTGTTTTTCAGGAGATAAGCTGTCGAAATCTCCAAGCTCGGCTCTTCCGTAAGCACTACGATTGTATGACTCAAGAAAATCTCTATCCCTACCTTCAGCAATCTTACGAACTCGCGCATCTGCTTTCTCTTTAGCCGCGTAATCCTTTGCTTTTTGATTACCTAAATTGGTCATAGTCTGAGCAAAATTGTTAGCGCCTCGACCGACCACGTTTTTCGCTGTTGGATCTACATCCACATTATCCGCGGCAGCCATCTCTGCTTGACCTCCGAGCTGCGGCTGCTGCGCTTGGGTAGCTGTAGCTCCTGCTCCTGCATCAGGATTATCTAAAGTTATATCTGTATCGGGGGTCTCAGATTGAGGTGCTTGCTCGTCATCGTCTCCCATGAGTCCGAGAGCTCCTAAAGCACCCACTCCTAAGGCAGTTTTCCCTTTATTGTTTTTAATCGCCTGTCCTGTTTTAGATAGCAGTCCTGGTTTAGCTGCTTTATTAGGATCGTATTTAACAATTTCGTTTTTGCCTGACGGGTTATCTAAATCAACCTTAGGCTTTTTACCTTTCCCCAAAGGAATTTGAGGAGCTTTACGATTAGTACCTGTTAAAAAATTATATGCTTTTGTAGCACCTTTGGATAAAATGTTTGTTCCGCCACCTAAACCTTTTAGACCTAGTTGAGCAGCTTTTACACCCGGTATTGTACCAAGACCAGACAGCAATGCATCGACGCCATCCTGGGTAGTCCAGTCTCTGTCGTAGTTAACATCGCCCATCAGGTCGCCCCGTACAAGATCGGTGGCCATACCGCCAAGATCCATACCACCTTTTAGCACTCCTCCGGCTAAATCTACTGGATTATAAATATCGAACTGATCATCCATACCAGGGATTCGGCCTATTAATTGGTCTATATCCCTTTTCCTTCTATCTATAGCTCTCTGACTGGTGGTAGTTCTTGTTCTTTCTGCCATAGGAAAAATGTATATCCCGCTATTTAAGGCATCAACCGCTTGTAATTCTTCTTGATCGATCCTAGAGGCGCCCGCATGAACCCGTCGGGGCACATCATGGATGGATTTTTGCGTAACATCCGATTGCTTATCTTTTTCTTCTTGGGACTCTTGAATGTCGTTGCACTGTCAATGTTATACAGGGCGATGGCCGCAGCCAAAACATGATCATCATGATGACCCGGAGCAGCCTCAGGCTTACCCCGATCATTGATTACAAAAGTTTTGAACTCTTTTAGTACGCTCGCATCAGGAATATCCACATTCTCCTCAATAATTTCCGAAGCTAAATGGTCTATAACAGTCTTTCTCGTAATTTTATCCGTAGACCACCCAAAACTCTTCTCAACCATGCCCATAGAATCGTTATATTTACGCCTTCTATAAACAGATAGACCCATCTCCAGTAGATACTTTAATAATGCCAGCCCAGAATTGTTAACTTCAGGGATTACGAACGCATTTCCGTAGTATCTGGCCGCCGCTTCCACCTCATGCGCTAATATGCCAATATCTACGCGCGAATGGTGCAATGCTACCATTCTCGGGACATGCCAGTTGCCATGCCAATCCTCAAAAGGAGCTCTCCAGACCTGTACAGAATGGTAATCCGGATCAGCCGCAAGACCCTGAGTCTGCTGATCCTCGCCAGTGCATGTATCCGCAGATATTAAATACTTGGAATCATACTCAGGCTCATCATAAATCTTCCACATACCAGCCCTATCTGGCGTGAATGAAGAGTTTTTGCTGTCACCCTGAATCGTGATATTACCATAACGGCAATTTTGCTCGTTACATGCTTTGTACATGGATTCAACATTGGCCATATGAAACCTAGGGCGAGATGACATAAGGAAACACTCATCAGGATCCGAAGGATACTCCTGCCGGAACTTACTTAAATCACCGTTGCACTTGTCCTGGAGGACACGACGACGCCAATTCAATTGCTCATAGTTAACATCAAACCGTTCCATCTCCTGCTTCTCGTCCTCGGTCATCGTATCAATGAAGTCCTGCTTCATATCATCGTTCCCAAACGGTACTACGGAGTCCTCAAATTCAAACCAGGCGGCGAATATCTTGGCCCATTCATTGTCCTGAACCCATGTCCTATAGAACCAGCCATTCGGACCGTTCGGTGTGGAATCAGCCACAACCAGGGATACCGCATCCCCATCATATAAAGACTGCAAATAACCCAGAGCCGGGTCACGCTCGCCCTGCATAGGCCAGAACGCAACCTCCGTCATGTTACCAACCTGGATTGTTCCGCTTCTTCCCGCGTTTTTGGAACCCGCAGTTTCCTTTCCGTATTGGCTTCTTGTTTTTAGCTTTATCAGATCCGCGAGATTGCCACCGTCCTCCAGGTTTATTCCTGTACCGTCCCACGGAAAAAGATCGTTTTCCGCGTATCTTCGGTAGATTTCGAAAACTTTGTCCGATGTACCGCTTATGTCCCCCATCAGACTCCCGCTTAAGTTCTCGTACTTTCTCATATGATGATATGTCAGGGCTTGCGCGCATGTGCTCGCTCCCTTCTGACGAGGTTTCAGAACGATCATCTTGCATGGGAGACCTTCGATTTGGCATTTTCTGTAATGGGCGAACATACGCCTCTGAAGCGTATTGGCTTTTGGTTTAATATCTTTACCACGCTTATCTTTGATTACCGCAAATGTTGAAAACCAGACCTCCGGATCAATGCGGATGAGGTCTGCCAGCTGCTCAGGATCACTCACTTAGCACTTCCAGCGTCTACGCGCTTGCCGAAGTCTGCTATTGGGGTCTTTAGCTGCCTTTGGGAATTTTTTCATCTGACCTGCAGAACGGGAGCAATAGGATTTACGACGCTTGGCCGATTTACTCCCCTTCTTTACCTTGCCGGTCACAGCTCCTTTGAGCTTGGATCCAGGGTTATCCTTACGATACTTCGCAATACCCTTCTTTGTCATACCAGCACCCTTCTTGGTTGGGCGTTTATGCCCTCCCCCAATCGTGTGCCCTTTCATAGAACCCTTCTTACTTGCCATAACCTTTACCTTTTTTTACTGCACTTCGAGCAGCAGGCTTTTTTTTTCTGGGCATGTTCTTAATAGGTTTCTTCTTGGCGGATACTTTCTTTCCGTACTTCATTACTTTTTCCTCTTTCTGATTGATGATGTTCGTTTGCCCATACCAACACGCTTTTTTTCAGCTACGACAGCTTTCTTACGCTTGCCGACGCCTTTCCATGTGACTGGGGTTTTCTTTGAAACTTTTTTGCTGGGTCTGCACTTCTTCACACCCTTGTTTTTCGACGATCCACACGGGTTCCCTTTTTCGTCTTTCCACTTCTCTTTGAACCAACGCTTGAGCGCTGCACCCTTTGCCGTCTTTCTTACGGCCATTACTTCTTCTTTGCGCCCCCACGCTTACGGCATTTGGCTATAGCCCCGCTCGCATAGGCACTTGGGAATACCTTATACGATGCTTTTACCTTACGATAGCATGCGTCCTTGTTAGTCTTTTTAGCTCCGCTTTTTTTCTTTTTTGTTGGCATTGTTCATTCTCCTTGCAATAGCCTGACGACGCTTTACTTCACCAGGCGTGTTAATAAATTTTATGACTTCGAGGCTGTGCATCAGTCTTCTAAATCAAAATCGGCTTCAAATTCTACGCTCGTGTCGCAAAAGCGTTCGATGACATTAACAGCGGCTAGAGCCATTTCTTCTTCGTCCAGGTCGGATTCTTCCCACCAGCGGACAAAAAGAGAACTCATCTCGTTTTCGAACTGCTCGATTGGTTGTAGTTTCTTTTTTCTCATAAAGTTCCAGGTCTCATGTTTGCAGCAGGAGTTACTCCTGTACCCGGTTTTGATAATGCTTCAGATACAGCTTCCATTCTTTTACGGATGCCGGCTCTTCCACGAGCTTCCGCATCGCGGTATTCATCATTATCAAGAAATTCTTTTGCGGCTTCCTTAAACTCCCCCTTGTTAATATGTTTAATCGTTTTTGGGCTTCCTGTTATACCTCCTCGGTATGCCGATTGACCAAGCTGGGTAGCGATTTCAAGAGGAAGAGAGTCAAATTCGGGTATTTGGGCCCGGATTACATCAGTGCGGGCTTCTGCGTCCTGGCGTAAAACCTCTTCGCCTTTCGATTCGTCCATTACCCCACCGGGAACTGCGTATTTACCGGTGTGACCAAAGCCTATAGTCTTTTTGTCCCCAGGTGTTGGGGTGTAGGTTTTTGGTCGGAACCCTTCATACTCCTTCAACATCGGTATCAACGCTTCATAATACTGATTTGAGTTCCACGAAGGCTTTTTATCCTGCGTTTCAACAGGATTTACATCATCCGCGTTGTACGGCTGCTTCAAAAGCTCCTCTAACTCGTAATCATTCATGATTTTCGAGCTCTACAGGCGCTTCTTGCACCGATTCTGAGTAAACATCGACAATTTCGTTCAAATCCATGCCTGATTGGCGAAATCTGGACATAATATCGGCGGGGGAAATGGATTTTATACTGTTATCGTTAACAGTAATCTCGGCCCTGGTGGCCGGTTTACCGAATCCATACTCCAACATGAGCTTTGCAGCGGTTAATCGGGTCGTATGGTTAGGTCTTTCAATATATTCGACCCCTCTCTGGCCATCTGCACGGTTTTGACGGACTGTATGGTTAGCTTTTAGTCCATCTCGTAGTGCGTTCATCGCGGCTTCAAAGTCATCATCCTGGATAAACCGGTGAATATCTTCTCTTAACTGTGTAATTTGCTTACTTGGCATAAGGAGTCCTCAATTTAAGTAAGACTACTATTTTGGTACCCCCCGTACCACCGGTTGGGGTGCATGGTAAAAAAGGCATTTACGCGGTTTGAGTCTCAAACTACTCGATTTCTACCCCATAACCACTGTTTTGCGGGATATACCAGGCAGAAGACGGCCTTCCAAAAAGATTACTTTCTATTTCTGTGATTGATAGTCATGTGCAAGTGGTAGTGATAGTGGTACCCTACGGGATGTGGGGGGTGCTAGGTGCCACAAACCATACACATACAGTACACATTAGGCGTTCCGCCCCCTCGTGTTTGTGATAGTTGGCTACGCATCAAGGACTTATGTCATGCGGCACACCGAATTAAGTATTCGGTTAACGGACAGGAGGTCAAGGGAGGCTGTTTCGTCCCTTGATCCCTGGTAGTCAGAATGCTGAATTTTGTACAGCAGTGGAGGAATGGTCAATGCGACTCATCGTAAAAAAAGCCGACTCATCACAAAAAAAGTCTCCACCCTGCCGAAGCAAGATGGAGACATACAGCTTAGTCGACAAAGACTTTCTTGACACTTACGAGAGGTACTTGACCTTCGACGCGTGGCGGTACAGTTACTAGGGATACTTCGACTTTGTCGCCCTTGGTCAACTCGCTGAACTGGGATGTCAGAGCGGTGGAGACTTTGAATTGACCTTTGCTGGTATCTACGAGAAATTCACCACGCTCGAGCGAATTAGTACCGATGTATTCTGCATCACCGAAGAATGTCTCAACACCGTTGACATCGTGCAATTCTAGCGTGGAGAATGTAACATGGTTTAGGTAATCTACGAGAGACTTACCTGAAGCCGATGATTGCGATAGTTTGATTAGTTGTTTAACACGATTTTTGTTCATTATATTATGTATATATATGGGTTAATATTGTTCACCATAAGAGATAAAGAAACAAAAGATGTAGGTTACTAAGCACCCATACTCTTAATGATAGTAAGCTAGCGACTCATACAAAAAGAAAAGCCCTGCCAGCGGACAAGACTGACAGGGCTTAGTGTTTATATATACTACGAACTGAACAACTGCATAACCATAGGATGCAAATATTTTATAGTGTCCATGAACTCATCGTGTTTGTTCATTGTAGGTGAACCACCTGTTAACCATGTTGTTTGGTGCGAAAGATTGAAATCAATCTGTGTGTAATGATATGGTGCCCATTGAGTGCGATATACAATATTATATTTGTTAGCTGATA